CTTTTTTGCTCTTCCAATTTCATCTATTCGCTTTACGCTTTCAATCGCATCCTGATTTATCTCACCTGTAAAGATGTAGTGCGCAAATCCTTTTATGTTCTGCCAAACTGCGGCAAGTCCTTCAAGCCCTGAAGTCAGAACACGAATACTCTGCCCGAAATCATTTGTGACATCCATTCCGTCTTTAATAACCGAAAACCATGCAACTGCTCCGGCTGCGATAATTACAATTGGTAGAATTCCTGCGCCGATCGCTGTGTTCATTGCCCACTGAGCGGCGGTGTAGCCCCATGTCGCAATCTGTGAACCAATAAGTGCAATCTTTGACACGATTAACGAACCTTTTAAAAGTCCTGTTACTGCTGAAAATGCACTTGTTACAATAGTCGCTGCTTTTTGCGCTCCGCTGTATGCATAGGTCGCAATTTTACCTCCCCACATTGCAACCTTGCTCAGACCAAGTGTCCAAGTTGAAAGTTTGGTTGCACCAACAAATAGTGTTTTATGAGCTGTTAGAAATTTAATGGCAGTGCTATAGCCGATCGTTACGGCTTTTGAGGCAAGTGTCGCAATCTTAAAACCTTTCATCAAAACAATGAGTGATTTAATTGAAAGCATTCCACCGATCGCCACTTGAGCAGCTCCCATCACCATTACAAAACCACTGAGCGCAGCAGTTCCAAGAAGAATGTATTTTGTAAGCTGTGGGTTCTGCTCCATGAAAATTGAAACTTTATCTATTAAGGGAGTAAATCCGCTCAGTAATTTTGTAATCGCCGGGAGTAGTTTTGTTCCCATTGTGATAGCAGTGTTTTCAAAGGCTGCCCTTGCGACTTTAAACTTTTGAGCAGTTGAGCTTGCCATTTTTATATATGCGGTTTCAGATGCTCTGGCTGACTTTCCCATCCCTTTTAAAGCTTTTGAGAATGCGTTTGTGCCTTTTCCGGTCAAACTCATTGCAGCTTTTCCGGCTTCAATACTTCCAAACAGGTCAACCATCTGAAGCTTGTTACTTCTGGCGTGACCCTCAAGAATTTTTAGAGCGTCCTGTGTATTTTTTCCGCCTGCAATGAACTCTTTAAAACTCTTCCCGGCTATCTTTGAAAAGATCTTTGAAACGCCTGTACTTTTTTTTGCAAGTTCAGAAAAAAGCTGATTCATTTGGGTCGTTGCGACACTGGTTGGCGTTCCCTGAGCGGTGAGTGCGGCAAGTGAAGCGGTTACGTCTGAAAACTGAACACCAAGAGCACTGGCCGTTGGAGTCACATGATAGAGACTGCTTGCAAGTTCATTGAATGTTGTTTTTCCAAGCCTTACCGCTGTAAACATCAAATCTGAAGCATTCCCGGCTGTGATCATATCTTTTCCATATGCATTTACAACAGAACTGATTCCGTCAACGGCAACTTCCATTGTTGAAACTCCACCGACTGCCGCTTTTCCTGCAACCGCCAGAAACTCATTCACCGCTTTTTTTGTTGGATCAATTCCAGCGCTTACTGCCTGATAAGCCGATTTGACAACGGTGTCGGCGTTTTGACCGAACTTTTTTGATATGTTCAAAAGTGAAGAACCGAACTCTTTTTCAACCGTCTTTAAATCTTTTGTAGGCATAAGGGTTGAAAGTTCTGCAAGTCCTTCCTGATAGTTCATCGCTTTTCCGGCAGAGAGGGCAAGCGGCGCAGCTATTGCAGCACCAACTGCCATCGTTTTTGCGCCGGATGCCATTTTATTTTTTGACTGATCCCAGAGTTCTTTTGCGTCCTTTTTTGCTTTTCCGAGTTCCACTCTATACTTTTTTACAGACTTTGCAGCTTTTGCAAAAGCAGAAGTTGAAGAGACTCCAAGTCCTACAAGATCATGATTGCTACCCCTTGCAACAGCTCCGACTTTTTTAATACTGACAGATACTTTTTTGACAGCTCCGGAAGCAAGATTTCTAGCCCCAATTAAAATGTTCAGTTGCTTTTCAGCCATCATCGCTCCCGGATTCTTTTATCTGCCTGTTCTTGTACTCGATTCTTTCCTGAACTCTGACTGAAATGTCCACGATTTCTGAAATAGCCATGCCAGTAATATCACCATAGGTTATGCCCCCTTTTGTCTCTTCAAATATATTTAAGATGTGATGGAAGCTGAGGCTGCCGCCAAAAAATGAGCCTCAATTGCAATTGCATCTGAAATATCCATATCATCAAAATCCTCAAGATTTACATACTCGCCATCAACAGCGCAAAGATATGTTGCAAGCGCACGAGACATGTCAGAGTTGTTTGAACCTTCAGTCATCATCCTTTGAGCGTTTCTGAGGTGACGACCTTTTCCTTTTTTAATCAGCACTTTTTTTCCGCTAGGGAGAGTTCCGTCAACTTCAATGTTTTCTGATGTGAATCCTTCTGGTAATGTTTTTGCTTCTTCTTTTACTTTCTTTTCAGTCATTTCAATCTCCTGTTTATATTATTCTCATATCCTTTCCATTCTTCTCATAGATATCGTTGTCGATATCTATCTCAAGTCTCACGTCAGAACCGACTTGATATTTCACGGCGTGCAGATCAAGCTTTAATTCCTGACCGCTCCACTCTGTAGCTTTTGCGCTACCAAATACTTCTTCTGCGCTTTCACATCTGAAATATATAACCGCTTTTGTGACTGTTACTTTTCCGCCCTCTTTTGTGATAATGTCACCAACTATTTTTCCTTTGACATCTTCTGAGGTGTCGATATTTTCACTGTTGATTGAGAGCTTTTTTAATGAGAGTTCAAGAGCTTCAATTCCAACTTTGACTTTTCGTGTTCCAAACATTCCAAGAGCGGAATGGTCTTTCTTTTTATACTTGAGAGCAAGACCGCTGACCTCTTCAACTGTGCCTATCAGGTCTCGGTCATTAAGAAAAATATTTGCTCTGTGTATGTGTTCAATTTTTACTTGCTTTGCCATGCTATCTCCTATTTTTTACCAAGTGCTTTGTAATATTCCACATTGTTGTAGCGATAAAATGTGAAAGTGTTGAGCGGAGGAGTTGCAGCAAAATCAAAGCTCCAAGCAATCTTTCCAGAGGCAATATCCGTTGGATCATTTTGTCCTGATTCATACCAGCATTTGCCGCCAAGAATTGCTCCGGCTCCTCGAAGCTTGTTGAGAAAAGCATTTACATCATTGATAACGTCATCAATCAAACTTGCATCGTCTCCACGGTAGATTGGCAGATCAATTTTCTGCTCCATATATTTGATGATGCTTTCATCAATAACGTCAGATGTTCTTAGTGTTGCTTCAAACTGATCTGGCTGAGTATTACTGGGATAACTTGCGTTCCAATTTCCGTTGACTCTGAGACCAGACACATTTTTATATGTGACAATTCCCTTGGTGTTGAGCAGATTTGCTTCACACGTTTCATCATCAATTTTATATGTGATACCTCTTTCAACTCCGATAACGGTTTTTAGCTTTTTTGATGATACGGAGTACCAGAAGCCATACTCTAGATCTGTTCTTGCCCTCATTGCAGCGGCATAAACTGAAAACGGATTGATATTTCCATTAACAGCCTTCAAATATGGATAACAGCAGGATGCCCTTTTATCGGATGTATTAAACGCCTGACCGATTGTGTCTCTTGCTGCTATAACTTCTGAAACTGTTTTTCCAAGTTCAGAGTCGATGTAGTAAACTGCTCTCAGTTTTTCAGCAATAGTAGACATTGTTGCAGCAACTCCAGCGTCATGTGCATAACCTGGAGTAATCAAAATCTTTGGTGTCATATTGAGCATTGATTTTGCATCAAGAAGTGCTTGAAGTCCTGTTCTTTTTCCAGTTGTTGTATCAACGCCCCCTGAGATATGAGTTGTTGTAACATCTGAAACGCCATTTGTATGAACCGCCGGATCAAACACATTCACAAAGACAATGATTGGTCTGAATTTGCCGCATGCTGCATAGATCTCCTCTACCGCTTTTCGGAGTGTAAAACCTGCCGCATCATCACCGAAGTAGTCTACATATTCTGTGTCATTCAAAAGTGCAACTGGCTCATTGATTTTCTTTTTTGATGCGGTTGCAATATTGGCAGTTCCAACAATTCCAATTATACTTGTTGCACCAATCTGAATATCTGTTGGAACATAGCCGCCTTGAAGAATGCGACCTCCGTGTAGAGCACCCATTATTTTTTACCTCCTGATTTTTTCAAATGTCCAAGTGCGATAAGCCTTTTCACCTGTTCATCTTTTTCAGGGAGTGTGATGATCTTTCCGGGAAGGAGTACTTTTGTAACAAATTCTCCTGTTCCTTCCTCCCTGTATGAAATTCCTGAAACGGGATCTTTTTCGTTGTAAACATATTTTTGCATATTAAACCTCTTTTTTGATTTCTAAATATTTCAAGCTATCTTTCATAAATGTAGCTTCTGTCAGATTTGGACCGATTAGTTCTTCCTGCTGTTCAACCAGTTCTGTTGTTACGGTGAAAACAACTCCGTGCCAGTACAAACCTTGTGACTCATATAAAAACTTTGCATCAATCAAACGTATCTTGTGAGCAGGTTCAACTTCAAGCCCGATTAACACCTGTTTTAGAATGTCAAGATGATTGGTTGTTGCTTCATCATCCTGAATATCTCTTGTTATCAGAACAGCTATAAAAGTTAAAAGCTCCTCTTGAATAATCGCTCCAAGAGCTTCGGGCTTTCCAAATTTACTGTGAGCATATCTGAGAATAATCGCACCCTCTGGAGCGAGCAAATCATACTCTTTAATGTCACGCTTCCATGATTCGACATCAAAGCCCGGAAAATGGCTTTTTAAGTGGTCTTTAATGACCTTTTGAACAGCTTTCAAACTCATCTTAAACTATCCTATCTAAAGTGCTTCTATCAAAATATCTTCTCTTTTTTGAAACCCGGTAGTCACGACCTTTTGATTTTGTTTCTTCATCTCCACCACTTGCTTCTGGTATTCCAAGATTGATTTTTCCACTTTGAATCTTTTCAAGTCTCTTTTCTGCCGCCTTATAATCGTCAACGATATCAGATGGTATCTCTGTTCCCGGTCGCCTTTTGTAGAGCTTATAAACTGCGATGTCTGTTGCTATCTCATTAATAATAATAGGCACGGTAGACAGAGGCACGGCATAATGACCTTGCAAATAGCTGTCAATTATGCCGTCCGCTGCGGTGACTACTTCGTCAATGCGCTCAGTCATTTCCAAAGTAAAAGAATCGGTGTGGACTCTCTCATCATCAATGAGCTTTACAATGAGAGACTTGGGAAGTCTTTTGTGTAGATTGTCTATAGTACAGTACATTAGATTCCACGAATTATAGTTATCATTTCGCCAGCCTCACCACTTTCAATTGCGTAGCCGTTTACTCTCTGATTTCTGAGGTTTGTCACAGGAATTGCCTGACCTTCTGCGTTTGACATTATCGGAACTGGTTCATCCGCAACAGTGATTGTGTCTCCAGCTTCAATGATGATTCTGCCGTTAACGTTAAGACCAACTTCTGCGCCTGCATTCACATTTCTATTGGTTACTCCGAGAGCAACTTTATTTGCTCCTGTGTAGTTGCCGTCAACTCCCATAAAACGGTTTTTCACCGCATCAATTGCAGACTTGACAGGAAGCACTAAACCAACATTTTGTGTAGGTGTATAGTCACTCATTTACGCCCCCATCTTGATTAAAAGTCCGGCATCTTTTCCAACAATCTCAAAACCGTAGTGATTGGTCTCTCTGATATATGTCTCTGACTTTGACTTGTTATCGTATCGGTCAATCACTGGCCATCTTTTGTGCTGGAAGAAATATGCAAAACAAGGATCGCCTTTTTTCACTTTCCCTTCTGGATTCCAGTAGTAAATGAGATTGTTTCCCCACATCTCATGCTCTTTACCGTTTGCGTCAACAAACAATCCTGCACCAATTGAGAGGTGTTTCACTTTGAGAACTTTTTTAATCTCTTCAATGGTTGCAGCTCTTGCGGCACTGCTTGTTCCATAGGCGTATGCTTTGACCTGTTTATGTTTGAGAAGATCGTAGTACATATCAAGACCGATAACAGCAGAGTTTGGTTCTTTGTGAATTTTTCTACGAATAGTTTTTCTCCACGCAATAACCTTGGTTTCAATGTCGCTGTCAGGATCACTGAAAAGATCTGCGCCAGTTAGGGTAATGACATGGCTTGCATGATATTTTGAATCATCCTGAGCAAGCTTTGACATGAGATACTCCTGCTCAAGATTCATGCCCTCAGTTACTTTGTTTTGAGCGATTCTGTTCTCATCATCCGGGGAAACTTCGTTCTCCTCCTTTGTAACAAGTGCTGCAAGTTGATGGGCTTCAATTGTGAATGATTTTTTCTTTTTTGCAGAGGGTGGAATGATTGGAGTATCTGTCCCGATTGCAGTTCCTGTTTTGTAAATCTTGAACGACTCTTTATCAAAAATTGGAACTTTGAAATGATATGCGTTTATTGGAACAGGTTTGAAAATATGTTTTGCCACAAGAGATTCGTTTGTGTACTCTCTTGCAAATTGACTGAGGGTTGGAATGACTGTTCCAAGCTCCTGGAGTCGTACTAAATTGTGAGCCATTATCTACCTCCTTTTGTTGCTTTTTCAAGTGCTTCATCGAAGGTGATTTTTTCTTTTTCTGCAATCTCCTGAGCAGCTTCAAAAAGTTCAAGATCATTCTCATCAACATTGTCGCCATACTGCTCAACGTCAACAGCCTGATTTCCTGTTTTCCCCTCTGCAATGTCTTTCTGGTTCAGCACAAAATTCACAGGTCTGTCAGCAAGCTTCTTTTTGTAGGTTGCAAAGGGTGCTTTTGATTTGTCGTCACCCTCTGAAAAGTTGTGTTCTGCATCACCTTTAAGAGCGTTTAAAATTGAAAAGTGTTCCTCCTTTTCTGCAGGTGTTATTTTACCCTGTGCAATTAGAGAGTCGCAAAAGTCAGAGACCTCTTTCTCCTTTTCTTTTTG